TAAAATCTCTCGTCGTGTGACTGAAACACTTCCACCTGAAAATCGTTTAGTTCAAATGGTAGAATCAGGTGCCAAAGGTTCTGCTTTGAATATTACACAGATGGTTGCTCTTCTTGGGCAACAAATTATTGAAAGTAAGCGTGTTCAATTCACTTTACAAGACCGAACTCTTCCACACTTTACCAAGTTTGATGATGGAGCAGAATCTCGTGGTTTTGTAGAATCATCATTCGTTCAAGGATTAAGACCTGCAGAATACTTCTTTCATGCGATGGGAGGTCGTGAAGGGTTGATTGATACTGCTGTCAAAACTTCAGATACAGGTTATATTCAACGTAAGATGATGAAGACTATGGAAGATATGCGTGTAGAACATGATGGAACTGTCCGAAACAATATGGGTATTATTATTCAGTATCGTTACGGTGAAGACGGTATAGATTCGACTACTGTTGAATCACAACCTATCGATTTGGGAACAATGACACTTGAAGATATTTACAAAAACTATGCTTTATCGGTTGAAGAATTGACTCCTATTCTTACGGAAACAATTACTGAAGCACCTGATTTAGTAGACCAAATTATTGAAGATCGTGAAATGTTGGTCAAGCATGTATTTCTCAGCACTAACAAATCATCTGTTCTCTCTCCTGTTCATTTAAAACGATTAATACAAAAATACAACAATCCTTATTCCACTAAAACTGATTTAACTCCAGAATACATTGTTGGAGAACTCACTAAATTGATGAAACAACCATGGATGGCACCCAATCGTGTCTTCCATGCTCTATTGCGATTCTACCTTGCTCCTCGCAAATGTATTATCAACTACCGATTTACCAAGGCAATCTTCGACGAAGTCATTCGTGAAATACGATTCCGATACATCAAGAGTCAAGTCCATGCTGGTGAAATGGTTGGTGCTTTAGCAGCACAATCTATTGGTGAACCTACGACTCAATTGACTTTGAACACTTTCCACTCTGCTGGTACTGTTAAAGCAGGTGCTACACAGGGTGTTCCTCGTATTCTTGAATTGTTGGATATTCCACGCAATCCAAAGAAACCCTTGAACTTCGTATACTTGAAACCTGATAACACAACCGACAGTTACGAACAAGCAATTCTTATGAAACGAGAAATTCAACAAACACGTGTGCGTGATATTACAAGATCTGTTCGTATGTATTATGATCCATTCCCTTTGACAACTGAATCAGTTGTTGCAGAAGATCGCGATATTCTTCAAACATATCAAAAATTCTCCACTGGAAAAGTTGATTGTGCATCTAAATGGGTTATGCGTCTTGAATTTGACGAAACAGAATTGGCATCTCGTAATATTCAAGATATGGTTCTAATTCAAGATAAATTGGGTGCAGCAGGTCTTCATATTCTTCAATGTGTATATTCTGATTCTAATTCACAAAAACTTGTTATGCGTATCGTCTTCCCAGAAGATACAGTCAAGAACTTATTAACTCTTCGCTTCTTAGAAGAGCGTGTTCTTGATGTAGTCATTTCAGGTGTTGAAGGTGTAGGTCGTGTATTCATTCGTGAAGTCAATAAGGAAATGATATGGGACGATAAAATTAATGGTTATGTCTCCAAGAAACAGCATGTTCTTGATGTAGAAGGTGCAAACTTATTCGAACTCTTGGCTCATGAAAGTGTTGATGCTACACGCACATTCAGTAATCATGTTTATGAAGTCATGGATGTGTTTGGAGTTGAAGCAGCAAGACAAGCAACATGTAATGAATTCTTAGAACAATTTGAAGAAGCATACGTGAACTACCATCATATGAGTGTTCTTCTAGATTCAATGACATACCAAGGACGTTTAGTTAGTGTCAATCGATTCGGTATTGGTAAACATGACAATGGTGTCCTTGCTAAATCCTCATTTGAAGAAACTGCTCACATTCTATTTAATGCAGCTGTCTCTGCTGAATATGATCCAATGAAAGGTGTATCTGCCAACATTATGTTTGGTCAGAAACCACCTTGCGGAACAGGATTTGTTGATATTCTTCTTGATGAAACTAAACTTCCTGAAGGTGGAGAAGAAGATATGTTCATTGATTACAAGGAACAAATCAAGACTCGTGTAGATAAAGCAACAAATGAACCTGAAGGAGAATGTAATATTGATGATATTAGCATGTGGTAGAAACGTATAAAGCATCTCCCCAACCTTCATTGGTCATAGAAGTTTCAATTCTTTTAAAACCTCGAACTTGTAAATAACTATCAATTTCTTCAATTAAAGCACATTTTTTGTATACTTCTTCAGTATTTACTTCTAGATAAATAGCTTTTACTCCTTTAATACTTTCTTCTGCTCCTTTGAGAGCAAGAAGTTCAGCTCCTTGAATATCAAAATTCCAGAAGTTATATAACTCTGGACTTTTTATACCTTCGCGTTTCATAAATGTATCAATAGTTATAGTTTTCATTTGTATACGACCAACTTCTACACACCAACCATAGTGTTTTGCATGTGTTCCAAAGTCAAGAATACTTGATGATTGATTATTATTTGTACGCATAAATGATACTGTTTCATCATCTTTATCGGATATAACCGCATGAAAAACATTAGGAATACCTCTCTTTTGACAACTTTGAACTTTATCTGCAAGAGCATCAATCCAAATAATATTGTGTTGAGGAATATTCAAGTAGTTATACATACTTAGTTCTTCACAATCATGTGCACCAATATGAAGTACGCCTGTAATTTGAATATTATTCTTAGAAAGAAGTTCTTTAACTCTCTCTTTTGGAATCAACATGGTAGGTTTGTATAATATTTAACAATATCTGTAAGTTAAATCATTTACTCAAAGATGAAACATAATAAATAAAACGAGTAACTGTGTTTTTTTAAATGAGCGAAAAACCACAATACGGTCAGACAGTCAATTTTGTGATAACAAAGGTCTTGAAAGACTTTCACACGCCCAAGAGTCATGTTCAGTATGTGGAAACACTGAACCACGGAAGAATGATGATAATGGACGGGGAAGTTCAGTACTCAACGATGGACGAACACAGATACCACTATCTCCTGACAACACAAACAATCGCAAACAAGTGCGAGAACATTCTGATCCTCGGAGGGGGAGATGGATTGGCTGCAAGGGATTTGGTTCGGTCTTCGTGTACAAAAACTGTCACGATTGTTGATTGGGATCCAGAGTTCGTAGACTTCTGTAGAACTCTTCCTGATTGTGATGGGTCTTTAAATCATCCAAAAGTAAACTTTGTGTATATGGATGCCCTCGAATTCTTAATCAAAAATAGAGTCAAGTATGATTCAATTATTTTTGATCTTCCTGATCCAGACGGAGACGAAATGGTACAATTATACATACTTATGTTGAAATCGGCGTTATTATCGTTATCCAAGAATTCAGTTATTACAATTCATACAGGTCCTGCTTCTTTAAATGAAGACCATGAATCTTGGAAGTTTATAGCACAATGTAAATACTATCTTAGTATTCTGTGTAGACAAACTCAACCTACATTTGATAAAGTATACGTTCCATCGTTTTCACACGAATGGGGATTTATAACAGGTTATGTAGGAAATGCTATTCCACGAACAAGATTGCGTATAGAAGATGAGGTTCTCGAAACATTCTATCGTATTTAATGACGACGACTATGTTTCTTGGTGTGTTTACGTTTGCGTCCGCCAGTAGGTGCTGGTGTGCTGTTAGAACCTTCAGAGGCCATTCCTACAGGTCCTGATGATTGATGAACATCAGGGGCAACAGATGGTGAAGAGTATGGGAGATCTGCTGGTTTTCCGTTAAGGGAGATAGGAGCAAGTTCATCACCGCCTGCTCCACCGACCTTACGACGACGACCTGCTTTCTTGGAATGTTTACGACGACGACCGCCCATCAAGAGTTCAGAAGATGGGTTTTGGTAGGTGGCATCAGAGAGAACTGGAAAGCGACCGTTTCCGTCTGGGAGTTCAGAACCAGTGTATGGACCACCAGTGAATCCGTATAATGTTCCTCCGACCTTCTTTTGTTTACGAGTGCGTTTACCTCCCATTGGACCTGCTTTATCCATTAATGTTCCACCAGTTCCTTTCCATGTTTTCTTTGCGGCTTTCATAGCGTCTCCAAGAGACATTTTAGGGTTTGCCTTTTTTACTGCCATAACGTGTTTTAACCATGCTGAGCGTCCTCCTTCCATATTTATTCAATTAATTAGACTTTATTGTGAAGTCATACATTGGTGAAGTTATTTGTTTAGGTTGGAACGAAACATCTGAACTTTGTGCTTTTGGTGCCTTGTAAGTAACGGGTTTGTAACGCAATACATCGGGTTTAATTGCAAATGAACTTGTGATAAATTGTCCTGTGTAAAGTTCCATAGCATTATCGAGGGAACCAAAGTTCATAGCTACCCATTGACATCCAAACGAGAAACAGACTTCAGGATTTTTGTTTTTGACATCAGAAGTAGATAAATCGGGAACCACAAGTGTAATATTACGCTTGTTGTATTCAATTAATTCTTCGTGGTCGAATGTCTGTGATGCTTCGGTGTATGTAAGTCTTCTTAAATTAGAAGAAGCCCAAGACATATTGACTAATTCGTCCATTCCATTACCTCGTGTATTTCCTCCGCTAATAATGACTAATTTACCCATCAAGTTACAGATTGGTTCAAGTGCGATATTCTTGCGTTGGTAAGAGTATTCGGAAGGCAACATAAATTTACGTAATGTCATTTTCATAGTATCTGCACAACGTGTAATGAAGGCATTATCGTCAGTATGAAAGTTCAAGGAAAGGATAAATGGATTTGCGTATCCTGCAGTTACACCTGGTGCGAACATGGTATTTGCCAAAGTTGTACAGCAGTCTTCAAATTTGAGAGTATTGTAAGTGAACATATTATTGGTCTTTGAATCTGCCAAACCTACAACTGGATCTCCGTTCACTGAATATATATCTAATTCAATTAAACGAGCACCTCCTTTAATGACTTCAGTTATAGCATCAGTAGTTATGTAGGTATAAACAGTAGTAGAAGGAATAACCGTGTATCCTGAAGAGGACATGTAATAATCACAAACTACGGTATCGGAAGGACAACCGAGAGGAGCAGACTTTATGATATCAGAATAGACGGTTAAATCTTTGGTAAGCGTAGCATCAGTTGGAGGGAAGTTTACCATATTCACGAATGCTAATGTAGTCAAAGCTACACCTAAACAGGCAATTGCGGCCAAGACAATATACCATAATAATTCTCGTGCCTCCATATTATTTATTGCCACTATCTTGTTTGTAATTAAAGAACATTGGACGCATCATCATAACAACATCATCAGGAACTCGTTCGTCCATTGGAATATCAAATAAGGAACAGTGAAGAAAGTAAATACAGTACATTCCGCATTGTGCTCCCTTGTACTGATGGCGTGTAGCATTGTAAGTTAATTTCATGGGTTGTTTGAAGATATGCATATTGTCTATTTGTTCTTTCCAGCGTTGCATTAGACGCTGAACTTCCTTTTCTGGTTTTTGGGCGTAAGAATCAAAATAGGTCATTTTAGGATATTCAAGTTCAGGACGCATATCTAAAAATGCTGCTATCCAGTGTTCACCCGGTCCGTTATGTGGATC